ATCGGCAAATAATACTTTATAAAAACACAATTAACAACATGCAATCACAAACTAACTCATTTTACTTCAACACTGGCTCTCTTGTCATTTCTTTCAAGGGAGAGATATCTGGAAGATACGTGAATTTCTCTGAAGAGAGAAATCTTATTAGACCAAAAGCTCTTAAGGGCAAAGAGCTAGAATCCTTTGAAGAAGCTTGTGCAATGAGATCTCAATTTGAGCTCTCTTATTGCAAGAAGAGCAATGAGGAGGAAGAGAAGCTTTGGGAAATGGTCAGAATAGGTCAAATTCCTGCTCCTCCTACTTTCTTAGCCAGAAGTGGCAAGGTTAGGTCAGTGTTCTTTGGCTTGCATGGAGAATCTCCAGATGCTTGTCAAAGAATAATCAGAAGACGGCTAGCAAGAAGAAAAGAGCAGCTAGCACAACAAGCTCTTGAGGACAAGAAAATCAAGAGAGCAGAGAAGAAACTTAGACCTAAGGTCAAAAAGTCAAAAGTGATTGATCGCCCACAATCAAATGGGAAGATCAACAGAATTAGACTGTCCAAGAGGAAAAATCCAAAGACTTCTAAGAATAAGACAAAGAAACAGAAAAAGAATGCCAAAAAGAGATTCTACACAAAGATCTCCAAAGATTTACAGAAGAGCAAGATTTCTCCTGAAGAAAGGAATGAACTCTTAAGAAAACTTCAGGATAGAATAAAAGATCTTGAAACAAAAAGATTGAGATCTAAGAATTTTAGTCATCTAATCAGGAAGCTGATAATCTTTAAGAACAGGAAACTCAACTTTAAGAGATGCTATGACAGATCAACTGCAAAAGGAAAAACTGATCCAGGTCCACAATTTGATGTACCAACTAATCTCTCAATATCAATGTTCTCTTTTGCATCAACAAGCATCATGGAAAGATTGGAGCCAGAAACCAACTTAATAGAAAGATCTTATGTTTTTCCTGAAATTTCTGTCAAAAGGTCACATGATAGCTTTATTGTGTCTCATGATGGTGAAATTCTTAGTGCTCGAGGCGTTGAATCTATATCATCGATAAGGAGTTCAGTAAAAGAGAGCCCTGAGATAGAATTGACACTGCAAGAATTGACTGATTTACCTCATAATCTCATACTGTCCTATTTCAAAGAAAATGCTGGAACAAGAGACACTAAATTATATGAATTTTTATCTATCAGCAAACATGAAGCCACCAATTATTCTCCTGATCTAATATTTTATGATGAAAACTCAGAAATTTGTGTTCTAGAAGTGGGCACAACTATCTCAGATCAGACAGAGTCGAACTTCTATTTAAAAGAGAGAAAATATCAAGAAGTCTTTAAAAATCTACAAATCAACATGAAGCTCTTGGTAATTAGTGTGGGGCCAAATTCAATAACTACTAATCTTCCGCTAAACAACCAACAGAAAGAAGACATTATTTATAGTTATAGGCTAGGAATTGAGATTCAAAACAAATGCAGATTGCTGGGGTTCCACCCATTGTATGAAAGTGAATTAAAATCATCAGACATCCAAAACATAGAATACATTGTTTCAAATTTCCCTAAGATGAGTTTCAATGTTGATCCAATTTTTGATTCTCATGCAGAAATGAACAGAGAAGACTCTAAAGTTTATGATCTCCTACAAGCAGATGTGAAAAACAATTTAGTGAGATCAGTTACAGAGAAAGAGGATCAAGGAGAAGATCTAGACAAATACATCAGATCTCTTAATGGGCCATTTAAATACAATCTGAAACCAGTTGTGAATGCACCCCTAATAGAAATTGAAAAAGCAGATTTGAGCTCTGACTTTAAGACTGATTACAACTCAGTGAACAAAGCCTATTCTAGTCATCATTTGCTATGGATGAGTGCCTTGGAAAATATGAGTTCTTTGTCAGAAAAATCAGAAATCAAAGAGGTTAAGGAAGAGTACATCAGCTTAGAAAATTTCAAAAGATACGAAGAAGGCTTCAGAAAGGATGAGAAAAACAAAGCTAATAGATTCACCCATAGAGAGATGGGATCTAGCCTAGAGCTAGCATTAAGAGGTTATCAAGCAAAAAGATTCAAGAATGAGCCAGACATAAGAGCAAACAATGAAGAATCCAAGAGAAGCTTTGACCTGACAGCAGAGACATCTGATATTGAAGATTTTATAAAGGATAAGTCACTTTTGTTACCAAGCAGAACCTCAAGTGATCTATCAGAAAAATTATCTTGGGTTCACAATGATAAAGTTTCTAAAAATCACATTGGTCTAACAAACTTTTCTTTATTTTGCTCCACAAAACTAGCTTCAATGTTGCAATTCTTGCAGGCACTATTTTCAGAGATCAATTTAAACCTAAGGAAAAGCACTAGATCAAACCAATGGATTATAACTTACGTGAGAAATTACAATATTCCCCTCATAATTCATAACACTGGCTCATTAAAACATAGTTTTTGGTCTATTCTAATTCCAAAATCAAGGGTGATTTCAAATGTTGGATTACCATTTGTTCAACTAGAAAATTTGACAGAAAATTACTATTTTGTGCCCTTACAATCAACAAGATTGCATGATATCAACCCTATGATAACATCTGTGTCTAGAGCTTTCAGCCTATTATCAGTATTCTGTGATATGAACAATAAGGATTTCTCTTTAAGCCCATACCTACATGAGGAATTTCTCTTCTCATTGCTTGTGTTGTTGGAGAATAAAGAATCTACAAGCTCTCCACTAATGAATTTGAGATACATGTACATGGAGGTCATTTCTAGAGCAAGGCCAAACCCCTTTAAGGTCCTTAAGAAATTTCCTACCATGATTAGATCTAGATTACTGGTGTTTGCTCTCAATAACATAATTGAGTCATTCTCAAAAATGATACTTACCCCTCCAAAAGCCAAGTACCACACTTCTGAAGATGTTCCTTTAGAATCTTTAGAGGTTGATGAGCAAGGTAACATTGAAGATGAGACAGAGGAAAATATCCAGATGAGTAAAGATTCGTTTTCGAACTTGTTAAGCTTTATTTCTCTTAAGCCAATAAATTCATTTGAGATAGCATTGAACATAAGCTATCTAGGAGTTCTGCATGAGGTTGAGAAGGGAGAAACTATTCATGGGTACTTAAAAATATTTTCAAAAGTCACAAAAGAAGAATTAGAACTCAGAAAGTGTCAAGAAGATTTGATGAAATTAAACAGGAACAATCACCTAGAGAATTTAGTCCCTCCCAGTAAGTACAAATCCCATGAGTTTTCCTTGACTCATACAAGAAATCTGGGTAGACAAATGTGGTTGACTCTGAACAACTCTGGAGTGTCAGTGGAGACTCTTAGAAGAAAACTTTATAACGATCTCTCAGAAATATCCTTTGAAGAATTAGCAACATTCAAAGCCTCTGCTGAATATGGTCACATGAAAAATGAGATTCTATATCAAGATTTTATAGAAGAACCAAGGAAGAAGTGTTTAACGGCTATCTTAGAGCTGCTTGATAAGATAGGAGTTGAGACAACTAATCCTTTTGTTAAAATTAACAAAATAATAGAAATAATGACAGAGCACGGAAATTTTATAGTAAATTTGTTCAAGAAAATGCAGAAAACAGGAACCAGAGAAATTTTTGTTTTAACAATAATGGGAAGAATCTGCATCCTCTTTTTAGAAAGATTATCAAGGAGTATCTGTGAGTTAATGCCCAATGAGTACCTGACTAAAGGTTCAAAGAAAACTAAGGCAATACCAGCTCACTATCAGAAGTTGAAAGATTTAAGATCTCAGGGTCAAGAGGATCAAACTACTTCTGATTCAGCTGATGCTACTACTTGGTGTCAAAGATTTATAATGCCTGTATTTTCTTCTTTCCTGCAAGAAGCTCTTGATCCAATTCCTGAGTTTAAAAATATATCAATGAGCATCTTGAATATGGTTAGCAGTAAGCATCTAGAGTTACCTGTCCAACTCTTAGAGCTGTTTGTCAAGCGAGAAGATGTTTTCTCTGCCACAGATGATTCTCTAAATGAACTTAAGAGACAATTTTTAGGGATCTCAGAGAATTCGGATCTAATGGAAAAGGGAAGCATATTTTTGAAAAACAAGTCAAACTTCATGCAGGGAATTTTGCACTACACATCATCTCTGATTCACTCTTGTCACTTAAATTGGCTGACGAGCATGCAGAAGACAATGTTTAAAAAGTACATAAGACCTCTAGACAAAAATTCTAAGATAATAATGACCACTCAGTGTTCTTCAGATGATGCTTCTAGAGTTACCAGTGTAATTTACAATCAAGATCCTGAATTAAGGAAGAAAGTCTCTGTGTTTTTGAAATGGTGTGAATCGTTAATGGTTTGTTCTTATCCTCTATTCACAGGTAAACTGTCAACTGAGAAGAGCACCTTATCAAATAGAATAAATGTCGTAGAATTCAATTCCATTTGGTTTGTGAGGAATACTTTAGTGACTCCCAAAATCAAATTTGTAGATGCAGCATCAACTTTGAGGTATGAATCTAGCACAATAGCTAGAATGAGGACGGATTATAATCTCCTCAAAGAGATTATCACAAATGGAGGAAGCATTCAACTTGCCTGTAATGTAGAGGTTTCCTGCATCCTAAATCATTATTTAACGCTGGGCATATCTAATTTATCAAGAGAGGACTGGATGTCAGTAGCATGCAGAATGAGTATGTTAAACCATCCTTGTAGTTTCAAGTACATATTGTCAAATAGCAAAGTTGGTCCACTTTTGGGAGTTAATTACACCATCTATCATAATTGTCAAAAGGATAAAAGCACTAGGATACTTGAAAGGCTCTCCAGATCAAGGTTACAAATAGAAAATGATGTTACAGACGAACATTCTTTCTCAGTTCTGCTAGCCATGGGCCAGATGAGGAAGTACAGGCAATTTTTGAAAGAGGCCAAGATACCTTCTAGAGATCAACTTGCCCAAAAAGTTGAAGCTAATCCTTATTTGATAACTAAAAGAGAAAGGGATCCTTCAGCTCAGCAATTGAGAATTCACCTTAAAGCAGTTGCCGCAGGCGTTGAGAAGTCTTTCAGCATGATTTCTGCATCACAAACTCATACTAGTGCTGCATACATCTGCAACTCACCATGCATAACATACAGAGAAGGTAGAGAAATAAGCAAATCAAGTTTATTAGGTTTGCATTCAACATTAATTGAGATAGTTGAAAGAGCACAGGACAAAGAAATTAGTGTTCAGATAGATTTCCCTTTGGAACTGTTTTATAAAGAAATTGAGTTGTTCTCTGACGCTATAAGATCATCTAGACCTAAGACGAAAATACCGAGGAAGGCATTGGTGACTGCAAGGGTTGATCCAGAGGAATACTCAACTGAAATAGATCTAATTAGCTGTGTAAACCATGTCTGGTTTAGAGAACAGAGTAAGTATCCAAAGATGCTAATCGATATATCTTGGAACAATTACAAAATGAAGTATCATTGGCTTAAAGATAGTTTTCAAGCTAGTCTATCATGTTTCCGAAACCAAGTTGAATATGCAGATTCAATAACATTCTTAGAATACCTAAAGAATCTAAATGAGAAAGGTGCCACTCTGTCTGTGCAAACATCAGGTCCTATTAGGAGAGGCTTGCTTGAACAACTCAAGTCAATAATGAAATATGATTATTCAAAAGAAATAATTGTTTCTCCATTAACATTAAGACACCATATCAAAAAGCAGTTGAATCAGACTTTAGGTGTAGTTGAAGATCTCCTAGGGAGATTAAAAGCCATAAACAATTTAGTCCAAAACAAAGATTCAATTTTGAAACACATATTTTTCAAAATACCTATAAATGACTTAGATGATATCACTTACGATGTTGTCACTAGTGTGAAGCCTAGGTATCATAGTTTGCTTTTAATGGCAGCTATTAGCAATTCTAACCTATCAAACAAACTCATTGATGATAGTGCTCAGATTGCAAAGATGATTGACAAGGTCTCTCTGTGTAACATTGGTGTTTTTGTTACTTACATCACTAATCAGAAAAAGGATCACACTGGAAAGTATAAAGGTTATGGCTGTGCATTAGCAATAATAGGTTCTGCTCATTATAGATTTCATTATAGTGACAAAGGCATATTCCTGATAGAGACAACTAACTTATTTTCTGCTTTTAAACACTCTGCTGAAATTGATCTGATTGTTAGAAAGACAATGAATATCAATGAAATGGAGGAGTCTTCAATAATGAATTCAGATTGTGTCTTGATTGAGAAAAATGGGAGATTCAAAGTTTCTAAATTTTCTAGAGGTGTTCCAATAAGAGAGACTTCTGATATCTTGCCCATATTTACTGATATCAGACTAAATTTGTCTCTCAATTATGTGCGGAATCCTGTGCTAAGAGGAATTTCTGCTGGTTTAACAATTGACACTTTAACCTTTAGACCTAGAGAAATGACTTTGGCTAAAGCTCACATGAACACAGGAAATGAGGTCGCTGACAATTGGATCAATAACACCAGTATTAGTTTTAAACAGTTTACAAAATTAGTTTTATCCAATTATGATGATGTTAGAGATCTTCTTAGAGAGAGGTTGAGGAGACTAAGGAAACTACCTGGTTCTATATCAAAAGTTGAAAAATTGTTTGTGGAGAAAAAGTATGAGTCTGACAACGAATCTGATGCAGGAATGAACGACTTTCTAGCAGATGTCTTAGATGATGATTGGGATCTTGATAATGTGGATGATTACCTGCTGGATTTGCCAGAGTTGGCTGAAGAGACCCAATTGAGTTTCATCACAAAAGAAGAAGAGCCTCAGGATGAGATCCTTGATCTAGCAGAGGTTATTTATGATCAAGCAGATTTTGAGGATCTAGCTGCAGGATTAGGGTACATAAAAGAAACCAGCACATCATATTATCAACAGACAACTACTTTCTGGGATGTTGCAATAAGAACAATAGAGTCTAATCTGGAGAGCAAGTTAGAGAGAATCACTCACTTGCCCTCAAAAATCAAGAACTCAAAGATATATAAATTGCTTGTTGACTTAGGTTATCCAGAAGAATTTCAAAAAGAATTAGATCCAGATTGGGTGTAAATCTTGCATTATTCAATTTAGACTTATGACTTAGAATTAGAAAGAGATAGATGTGATGTCAGGTTTCTGTATATTTATTCAATAAAGTACTTATTTGCCG